GCAAGAAGCAGCGCATTGCGATGCAGATCGCCAAAGCTGGTAAATCCAACATCGGCATTCCTCAGAAAGTGGGTGCCGACTTTGTTGCTGCCGACAAAAAGAAATCCAAGGCACAACTTGCCAGGCTCCCGCTGCGCAAAGGTGCTCCTACCCCTTCGGCTAAGTGAGATGCCGCCAACTTTCATGACGTAAGATAAACCCGATGGTTCCATTGCTGACGTTGTATTGCTTGGCTAGGGTTCGTTGTGAGATACTACCAGTAGCGTAGTGAGTGCGAATGGTCAGCACATCAGCTTCAGTAAGTTTTGCGCGTCCATGGCGCTTTTTTGTAATCATGTCGTCTGTATTGTCTTGGGGGGTGCCGAGAAAAAGATGATCAGGTCGCACACAAGGTGGGTTGTCACAATGATGTAGAACGTAAAGACCATCAGGGATCGTACCGTGCGTCAATTCCCACGCGATACGATGTGCGCATTTCTTAGGTGCGCCTCGTGGACCTACGTAAAAGTGTCCGTAACCGCCGAGGGTTTTCGTGCCAGTCCAATTCCAGCAGCTATCTGTCTTCTGGACTTTTGCCCAGAAACGTTCAACAAGGGATTTAGCCATCGGTCCGGTGCCTCGGATCGTAGGTCAGGGATAGCGGCAGTGCAGGAAACACCGCCGCTGTTCCGTTTATAGCATAGGAGGAGACCTGTATGCCAGCCGATAAGGGCTATGCTCCCAAAACAACTCCCCTTGAGAATGGTTACTGCCCGCAAAGTGCGACGTTCGACTCCTGCTATTCGGGCGATCTCAACGAGCAGGATACTGAATATGAGACTCGTGATGCTAAGGTAGAGGCTACGCGCAAGGAGTTCGGAAAGGCTATTCCGGCCGGGACCGGCCCAGGCGTGACGCCTGGGCACGACCTTGATTAAACCATGGTAGACCTCATAACTTACAAGGTGCTCGATCAGCCCTGGAGTCCGTCGGACTCCAGCGCGCCCGAGGCGATGCTGACCGCGCAGGGCCAGGCCGGTTGGAAATTAATCGCTGTCTGGCAGGACCATCAGCGCGAGAGGACCCGCTGGATATTTTCGTCGAGCGAGATCGCGGCGACGTTGACGCATCTTACCACGGCGGGGAGCTACCTCATTGCCAGCCAGCCTGGTTTTCTGGTTGAGGTTTCTGTCAACACGACAGCCTCGGCAGGATCGCTGACACTTTACGACGGGATCGACGCGACAGGCGCCGTCATGGCCTCAATCGACATCAGCAAAGGCAATCCGAGTTCGGGGAATTCCACGCCGTGGCCGTTCAAAACTGGTCTATTTGCGGTCTTGAGCGCCGCGGCCGACATTACGATCCTGACGTGAGGCCACAGATTAGCCATATCCCTGGGCTCGCCTGCGCGCGGGGCGAGCGCGCAGGCCATATGACGGTCTTGGCTGGGGGTCTTGGGGGACAGGGACAGTCATCCGGCGGCGCGCTCGCTTCCCAATATCGGCGCAAGATGGTAGCTGGTCAAGATGCCTAGCGTCATTGACTATCGTCCGTCCCCAACCATTAAAGCGTTCATTCGCGACTATCGCTCGTCTAGACTCTTCTACTCCTGGATCGTCGGACCCGTAGGGTCCGCGAAGACCACGGCGTTGTTCTTCAAGCTCATCTTCCTCGCGTCCAAGCAGACTCCGTCTCCCGATGGAATAAGACGTACCAAAGCAGTTATCGTCCGCAATACCCTTCCTATGTTGAAGGACACGACGCTCGCGTCATGGGAGTACTGGTTCAAAGATGGCATCGCCGGCACCTGGAATGCCACCGACAAAAATTTCACTCTGCGTTTCGGCGATGTCGAATGTACTGTTCTTTTCCGTCCCTTAGACACTCCGGACGACGTCCGGCGCGTGCTCTCTCTGGAAATCAACTTTGCGATTATCGACGAGTTCGTGGAAATTCCGAAAGCGATCGTCGATGCCTTGAGCGCGCGCCTGGGCCGCTACCGCCAACCCGACGGCACGCCGGTCACCATCTGGGGGATGTGGGGCTCGTCCAACCCTGGAACAGAAGACGTTTGGTGGTACGATTACCTGCACGGCCCCGCCGTGCGGCGCTTCAAAAGACCGCCGGGTGCGAACATTCCGATGCAAGTGCCTGACTCTATTGGTGATATCGCTACGACGCTAGCGATAGGCCCCGAAATTACCCCGAATTATGGGGGATTGACATTCACCTCAACCTCGACGTTGGAGCCGATTGCGTCTTACTACCACCAGCCCGGGGGGCTCTCTCCTGATGCCGAGAATCTTGAGAACCTTCCTGGTGGGGTCCAGTACTACCGGGACGCCGTCGCCGGCAAGTCTGAGGTCTGGGTCCGTCAGTTCGTAGACGCTGAATGGGGTTTCAGCATCGCCGGCAAAGCCGTTGTCCCTGGGTTTAGAGCTGATATGCATGTGGCACTCCCCAACACCCTCATCCCCAACCCCTACTTTCCGCTGGTCGTTGGTCTTGATCCTGGTATCACAGGTTCAGCGATGGTAGTAGGTCAACAAGACCATGATGGACGAATCAAAGTTTTCGCTGAACTCTGCCAGGAGGGTATGGGCGCCGAGCGTCTCGTGCAAGAGAGACTCCAGCCGCTCCTGCGCAACCGGTTCCCGCAGGTCGCGCGCGTTATCGTTGCTGCTGATCCGGCGGCTGCCAGCCGCACCCAGACCGACGAGCGCACCGTAGTCAAGATTTTCAAACAGCATTACGACGTTGACGTAGAGTCTAACAATCGCCTGCCACTGCGTCTGGATGCGATCGACCATTATGTCTCAGCTCTCGTGGAGGGTCGTCCGGCTTTGCAGATCGATCCGTCGTGCGCCACCCTCATCCGCGCCCTGAAAGGAGGTTGGCGCTACGCCGCCGACCTCAAGCGCGAGACTCTGCGGGGCCACGAGCCCGAGAAGAACGCCTACTCCCATCCGGGGGATGCCTTTGGCTATCTTTGCAGGTTCTTCCATCGTGACCGCCAGCGCGAGGTGCGCTACCGTCTACCACAAGGCTCCCTGGCAGCTCGGCGCCAAGGTGCTCCTTGGTTAAGACAACCAGAAAAGAATTCGTATCACGTGAGGTGATGTCGTGTTTTATGATGTACAATCAGTGAGATAAGTGATTGATGGACACCGTACTGGTCAGCTAGAGCTTGTTGGGAGATGTTGCCGACAGCGTAACGGGAGCGGATAGTGAGCACAGTGGCATCGTCGAGTTTTGTGCTTCCGACATGACGTCCCTTTGCGGACATGTCTTGGAGATTTTCTCGTTGGGTACCAAGGAATAGATGTGCGGGGTTGCAGCAAAGAGGCACGTCGCAATGATGGCAGACATACAATCCGTCAGGGATCGAACCATATGTTAATCTCCAAGCAATACGATGTGCGAGATCGTTATTCGCGTGCACCCAAGAATTTCCGTAACCACGACTGGTTACGCTACCGGTCCACAACCAGCAGCCATCGGTCTTTTGGACCTTGGCCCAAAAGCGTTTGGTAAGTGACATGGCCAATGCGCCTCCAACTAGCGAGCCACCGCTTAATACTGCAAAAGCGTTTCCTGATCCAGCGCTAAAGCCGCCAGTACTTGGTGTACCAACAAGTACCAAGCAGAGTGCTGAACAAAAAGATGATATACACGATCCACCAGTTAAAAAGATTTCTTCGGAGGCGCTTCGTACGTTAGGTCAGCGTTTCAATACTATTTTCATGCAATATGTCAGTGATCGTCGTATTGCCGAAATACGCTGGCTAGCTAATCAAAGACAGTACTTAGGTCTTTACGATCCTGAGGTTGAGGCAGCTTTTAGCCCTAATCGGTCCAAGGCATATCCAAAGATTACGAGAACTAAATGTATTAGTGTATTATCGCGTATAATGCAACTCATGTTCCAAGGAAATGAAAGGAATTGGGAAATACACGCCGCGCCATGGCCCGACATCACCTCGAATGAGATCAGGGATGCGATCAAACTTGCTCAGGAAAAAGATCAGCAGATGGGTGTGCCAACGCCCGACCCGAGTGATTCTTTCGCCTACAACAACTACGTCATGGAAGCGCTGGATCGCTACGCGGACTTGCGCGCTGATAAGTTATCCACCTTGATCGACGACCAGCTTCAGGAACTGGGCGGCCACCAGGCGTTGGATTATGTGGCGCTCAATCGCGCGGTGATTCGCAGCGGGATTATCTACGGGCTCGGTGTGTTGCGCGGACCATTTGTGCGTAAATCGGAGACGGTGACATGGAAAGTGACGACACCGAAATCAACATTGATGCCCATGGCCGGGCCACTGGGTCTCCCGCAGCCCTCGATGAATGGCGACGGTTCGCCGCCTGGCGCGCCACCCTCACCGGGGATGAATGGAAGCGCCTTGCCGCCCGCGGGCGGCAAGGGACTCGGTCTGATTCCTCCGCAGGCGAACGGTGGTGGTGCGCCGATGCCACCTGCACAGGCTTCATCTCCACCCCCACCCGTCGTTAGACCGCAGAAGCAAACAATCTATAAGCCATACTTTGAGTTTCTCCCTGTTTGGGATTTCTATCCTGATCTCAGCGCCAAAACCCTGCAAGGTATGGATGGTTATTTCGTGCGTCACGTCATGTCTAAAACTCAGGTCAAACAACTAGGAAACAGACCTGATTTTTTCTCGGATGTGATCGACAGCTATCTCACGAGATATCCATTGGGTAACTACCGCGCGCAGCAGTTCGAGCAGGAGCTGCGTGCGATGGGGGTAAAAGTCAACGTCAACGAGATGAAAACGGAGACCATGAAATATGAGATCATGGTGTGGCACGGACCCGTGGATGGTATGCTGCTCCAGGAGGTTGGCGTAGAGGTGCCGGTCGATAAGCTCTCTGACTACATCGACGCGGAAATCTGGATGCTCGATGCCAACGTGGTCGGCGCGCGGCTCAACCCGTGGGCCGATCTCGTCAAAGAGATGCCGAGTATCCCTGTTCCTCCTATGATTCACACGTTCTTGTTCGACGAGGACGACACATCCCCGATCGGCTTTGGGTTGCCCCAAGCAATACGTGACTCTCAGATGATGGTCGCGGCCGCGGTACGCATGCTGCTCGATAACGCCAGCGTCGTGTGTGGCCCTAACCTGGAACTCAACACTGATCTCCTGCGCCTTGATCAGGATTTAGCGGCCATCGCCGCGTACAAAGTCTGGTACCGTGAGGGCTCCGGGCCTGAGGCGCAATGGCCCGCGGTG